CTGAAGTGGTGGTTTGCGTTGGTGACATGCTGGACGCTCCAGAATTTGGCAAGTACCGAACCTCGCCAGCGTTCGCTCTCACATCCCAAGCATCCATCGACCGTGCAGCTACGTTCGCTGCCGAGCTACGAGCTTGCGCGCCTGACGCAGAAATCATTTGGCTCGCTGGGAACCACGAAGAAAGGATTACCAATGCGGCACTCGACAACCTTAAGGCGGCGTTCGGCCTCAAACGTGGAAACGACACTTACGGGCTACCTGTTCTTAGCGTGCCTTTTTTGTGCCGTTTTGATGATGCCAATATTCGTTATGTTCCAGGGTATCCAGCGGGGAACTACTGGATTAACGAAAAAATCAAAGTCATTCACGGCAACCGTGTCAAATCGAATGGCTCAACAGCTCATGCGTACCTTGCGAACGAGAAATGTTCAGTCATCTACGGGCACATCCACCGCAGGGAATGGGCAGAACGTTCACGCGATGATTATGACGGGGCTAAAACTGTCATGGCCGCATCCCCTGGATGCCTCGCGAAAACGAACGGAGCGGTCCCTTCGACGCGCGGCGGGATTGATCTCGACGGGCGACCTCTCAACGTCGTTGAAGACTGGCAACAAGGCGTAGGCATCGTCACGTTCGAGCCAGGTGACGGCAACTTCTTCTACGAACAGATACCCATACATGATGGGCGAGCATGGTTCCGTGGCAAGTTGTACAATGTCTGAATGGCACCTCCAAAGGTAAAAAACCCTAAAAAGTCTGCTGCGAACTACCGCAAAAACGCTTCTTCTCGAGCAAAAAAAGCCGATTACGACAAGAAGTACCACAGCAGCAGTACCCGCAAGTCGTATCGTGCCGAGCTGCAAGCTGAACGGCGTAAGCGTGGCGTAGCAGGCAAGGGCGGTAAAGATATGTCGCACACTAAGTCCGGCAAAATTGTTGCTGAGAATGCCAGCAAAAATCGCGCCCGTAACAGAGGCAAAAAATAATGTTGCTCACCTGCCGTGCCTGTGGCGAGGTGTGGCCTTCAAGCTCCGGTCGTCGGTGCCGTGAATGTGATAAACATGGTGAACCGTACGATGCGGAGGACGAATGAGTGAAATCTACGACGACGAAGACGACACTTGGCCGTTAGTTGTTTGTCAGTGGAAAGACGCTCACGCAGGTGGAGGCAGTAGCTGGACTGATACTGCTACTTACAAACCTGAAGAAGTCCATGTGTTGAGCGCAGGATGGGTATGGGCAAAATGCTTAGAAGGCCACCTCACTTTAGTCAGCTCGACCATCGGTGAACCGCAAGAGCCTGAAACAGTCGGAGACATTATCCACATTCCGTGGGAAAACATTATCGCTGTGTTCTCGCTTACCATGAACGTCCCCGTAAATTGGATGACTGAAGAATTTTAGTTGCAAACTGTCACACCCCTCGTGTAGAAAGGTCACAGATCGCTACACAAAGGGGAATCAATGCGACGCAAAACCATACCGAAACCTGAACACGGCTCAATCGAGTGGTTGCGGCTACGTCAACGTGACGAAACCGGATACCCAGTGGTGTCAGCTAGCGAAGCCGCAGCTGTGCATTCCGAGCATCGTTACAAAACCAAGTATGCGTTAGCGGCAGAAAAGCTTGCTGACGAACCCCAGGTCACCGAAACAAACAGGGCTATGGAGCGAGGCAACCGGCTCGAGCCAGTAATCCTGCAATGGGTGTCAGACGAAATTGGTGAAGAAGTCTACGCACCGGAAGTCATGTACAGCGTGACCAGCGGAGGCGCATCACTTATCGCAACGCTTGACGGCATTGTCGGGGAACAGGACGACCCGAAACGAGTTGTCGAAATCAAAACGTACAACCGTCAATGGGACGAAAACGCAGACATAGACGGCAGAGGCCCACTTCCCAGCTATTGGTTTTGGCAAGGCGTACACCAAGCCGCTTGTTCAGGTGTCGACGAAGTGTTATGGGGCATCTTCGACAGTACCCTCGACCTACACCTGTACACACAGAAAATGGACAGCAGTATCATCGGCAAGCACGTTGGCCGTGTCTCAGATTTCTGTCGGCACATTGCTTCAGGCAACATCCCGTCAGAATGGGAACACACCTACGAAGACCTCGCCAAATCATTACCTGTCAACGACAACATTTGCGAGATTGACGATCAACTCAACCTGCTGTCTCAATTGCGCCAAGTACAAGGACAGAAAAAACAGTTGTCAGATTTGGAAGACGAGCTGAAAGCAGAAATTGCTTTAGCTTTGGACGGGGCAACCACCGGCACCATTCACGGAAACGTTGCTGTCACTTGGAAACAACAGTCCAGGGCAGGCTTCGATCAAAAAAGATTTGCTTCTGAGCATCCTGAGCTCTATAGTCGATACAAGACCAGCAACACCTTCCGTGTGTTGCGTCTAAAAGAAAGGTAAAACATGGAACAAGATCGTGAAACACTCGCGACCATATTCGACAAATACGGCTCACCCGATGCCAAGTACATCGAGCGGCTACCCAAAGGCGGCACAACACTTGACTTTGTCGGTCATGCACGCATCACGCAATGGCTGCTCGAGGTCGACCCGTTGTGGAGTATCGAACCAGTAGCGTTCGACGAAGCAGGGTTACCCGCACGAACCAAGCACGGCAACATGGTGCAAGCAGGGTTCTGGATGACAGTGTGCGGACATCGCCGTTACTGTGTTGGATCTGTCGAAGAACGCAAGCAAGACATCGGCAAAGAGCTGATTTCTGACGGCATCCGCAATGGGGCCATGAGGATGGGATTTGCCCTGAATCTTTGGTCCAAGCTCCCGTTAGGAGAAGAACCCGAGCCATCACCAGCACCAAAGAAAAAAGCCGCCGCAAAAAAAGCGGCACCGGAACCCGAACCAGTAGCCGACGACGAACTTGCCGACCCCACAGTCGTTGAAAACTTTATCAACGCATGTAAAGGCGCAAAACTCGATGCGACAGAAGTCTGCCGACACGCAGGCGTACCAGTCGACGCAGTAATGGACCTTGATGCCCCCACAGCAACATTTGCAGACCTTGACCGTCTGCGCTCATCATTTAAGGAGCTCATCTCACAATGAACAACATCACAGTCACAGGCAACGTCGGACGCGATCCAGAACTCAAGTTCGCACAATCCGGCACCGCAGTCCTCAAATTCTCTGTCGCAGACACGAGTGGACGGGACGAAAACAAAAAAACCCAATGGTGGAACATCGTCTGCTTCGGTGACCTCGGAGAAAACGTCGCTGCAAGCATCAGCAAAGGCACCCGTGTGCAAGTCATCGGCAAAGTACAGAAAGAAAAGTACACAGGTAACGACGGCATCGAAAAAGAACGAGTTGAAGTCCTCGCAGATGACGTAGGCATCTCGCTTCGCTGGCAACCAGCAGGAACCAGCGTTACCCGTGAAACACCGCAGGAGCTTGCACCAGAAGAACCGTTCTGATGGCAAGACCCGTAAAAAAGGTACAATGGGCATGCCGCACTTGCGGTCAGACGCTCACCACATATCGACCGTTGCTTGCCCCTCCCATGCACTCGTGTGGGGCGGGCAAGCGACGCAAAACGATGGAGGAAGTAGATGAGCCGCAACAAACAAAAGGGCACAGCATTTGAAACACTGGTCGTGCGATGGCTTGCCGAACACGGATTCCCATACGCCGAACGCAGAGCTCTAGCAGGAACCCATGACCTCGGAGACATCACCGGCACCCCAGGAATCGTCTGGGAATGCAAAAACCACAAAACCTTGTCGTTCTCGGAGTGGCTGGAAGAAGCTAGCGTGGAACGTGCTAATGCTTCTGCTGATTATGGCATCGTTGTAGCCAAGCGCAAAGGGAAAGGGGATGCAGGCGACCAATACGCAGTAATGCGCCTCGAAGACCTCGCTCGGCTACTTAAAGACGCTGGCTACTAATGAAACTCATCGGGTGGGCAGTGTTTATTGTTGTAGCGGTACTCGGGTCGGACGCAACTACTGAAGCCCCAACAGAGGTTACTCCCCCTACCTCCACAATCGCTTCAGACCCCCCTAGATTGCGTTCTAAGCCGAGCAGAGTCACAACCACCACAACGACCGCCCCAACCACCACAACAACCACCACAACAGTGCCGATCCCCGGTATCGAAACCGCACGCTACCCAGACCTGTGGATAACCGCAATTGAAGCTGGGTGGCCCACCGACAGACTTCCCACCCTAGACACCATCGCCTTCCACGAGTCAAGAGGACAACACGAAATCATCGGTGGAGGCGCATACGGAGTGCTACAAATCCAATGGAACGCACACAAACACTGGATCAACACAGAATTCGGCATTACTGACCCCAAACAACTATTCGACCCGCTCACAAACCTCACCATCGCACTATGGCTCGCCCAATACAGCGAAACCAACTACGGAATATGGTGCCAACCGTGGTACATGAGCCTAAAAAAACCGAGCAAATACTGCTAATGAACCAACGCAACCCACTCAGCCTCCCAATATCCCAAGTCCTTTACGATCCGAACGAAGCAAAATGGAGAAACAAAGCTAATTGCCGCAACACACCAGTCGAAGTATTTTTCCCCGACAAAGGCGCAACAAAACAGAAAGTCCAGATCGCCAAAGCAATCTGCCACGAATGCAAAGTCGAACAACAATGCGCCGACTGGTCACTCCAATTCTCAGAACGAGCTCTCCTCGGCATCTGGGGCGGCATGACCGGAAAAGACAGGCGCACAGCCCGTCAAAAATTAGGGTTAACAGACAATGACACCCCAATGGATGAATGAAGCCGCCTGCAAAGGCGCAGACCCCGACTGGTTCCACCCACCAGACGGCTACCCATCCTTAAAAGAATACGGACTCGCACTCTGCAAACAATGCCCCGTCACCCAACAATGCCTCAACTACGCAATGTCATTCAAACTCATCGAAGACCAATACGGCATCTACGGAGGCACCACACCAATCCAACGACAACACCTCCGCAACGGAACCAACCACATACGCAGACGACCAGGACCAAAACCACAAACAATCACAGGACTAGACGATGAAACTTGAATTCGAAGAATGGGCAAAATACGGATGGGAACACGGCTGGTGCTCACCACCACTCTGCCAAACCTGCGACGGCCTCCCAATGACCCTCCAAGAAGAACTCGCACTCGAAACAGGCGAAGAACACTGCATGCACATCCTACGCCTATACCAAAGCGGCGAAGACCGCATCGACGCAGAATCAACCCACGCCCCCTCACAATGGCGCGCAAGCAACCGTGGCTGGAGTGTGCGTGCGGACAGATGCACAGACAGCTTCGAGCCCGAGCTGGAGTGAACTTGTCGTTGCCACTATCAAACCACTATCGACCACCCACACCTCATTCTGCATATTATGCAGTCAGCTCGATAGATATGCAAAAGACCCCCAGCCGGAGCTGAGGGTCTTCTGCGTGGGGAGGTGATGCACGATTATTCAATGAGCATGAGTAGAAAAACGATGATGCCCATTCCGATTGTGATGATTGCGCCGTCGCTCATAGAAAACTCCTAACTAGCTCGACAGGGATACGAATTACACCAACCGTTTCGCCGTCCCGAGAAAACCCTCGGGCGTCATCTGGTTCGCAATCGTCGGCAATCATTGCGATCTCAATGCAAATGTTGTCTGGGTCATTCTCGAGATCGACGTTTATGTCGACGTACCGTCCGAGTGTCGCAGGAAACAAATGGTATTGGTCAGGCGTGCTTTGCACAAACTCACCGTCAGCGTTCATCGTTCCACCTCGAGATCGATGGACTGGAACGTGATGCGCCCTAACTTTTCGCTGTCAACAGTCCAGTAGCCGTCCTCGTCGTCAACATCTGGGGCAAACCACATCGGCATGGCCTCCGATTGGACAAACGATTTCTTGACACCATCCTGCCAACCAACGACAAGATAAGAGCCGTCATCCGTACCGTCGTAATCTGTAAATCGCAAATACTGTTTCATCGTTCCACCTCGAGCTCTTCACCGTCGATCACAAACCAGCCGTCAGAAGTCGCAACAACACACAACGACTGCTCTTCGAACCACAACGAACCGCTCGACTTTGCGACCTGTGGCACAGGGTAAAAATCAGGTATCTCACACCCGTCAAACGCAGTAACATTGACATGCTCCCAGTATTCATTCTCGATGCTGTACGCCCACACAGTGTTATCTGAATAATCCGAACGTACCCGAAAAAAATATTGCGGGTAATCAGGTTCCAAGCTCATCGCATCTCCCATCTGTGAATGCATCCATCGCAAACAGTTTCAGTAGCTTCACCGTTATCGACATACCAGTAATCTGTCGTGCCTTCACCACAACGGTTGCACTCAAGCATCTGGCACTCTTCGCACATATACCCGTTCTCAACGCCGTTGTCGGACGGTATGCGGTTCACGAATCGTCCTGAGCCGAACGCAGTCGACTGGTGGCACTCGGTGCAAAGATCACCAATGTCTGTGACAATCATCGGATAACCCCCAAATCTCGAAGATCAGAAACCTCAGACATTGCACCATCCCAATCGCCCAACTCGGCAAGAATCGCAAACGCCTCACCAACAACTGACACCTCGTCACCCTCAGGAACGTAACACTTTGTGTCAAACACAACGCACCCGTTGCGAGCAAACAGCTCACGCACTTCGTCGTATGTTCGACCGTGCTCTTCAGCAACCTCATGCAGTTCGTCGTTATCCCACGGTTCACTGCACTTACGACAATAAATGTCCATAACAATTACCTTTCATTAAAGCTCGAGACCCCACGCCCCGATGCACCATTGATAGTACAAGAGCCCTGTCACAATGTCAAATATTTTTTGTGTGCCAGCTGTAGCGAACGTGCTGTAGTGACCGTGCCACTATCACCACTCAACAACAACCCACCAACAAAACAGACCTTTCTATACTCTCTCTAAACTCCCAACTCTTTAAAGCTCTCTATAACTGTCTATAACTGTCTATAACTGTCTATAACTGTCTATAACGGTCTATAACTGTCTACATCATTCAATAATTTAGGTAGCTACGCTCCGTTCTTTATGGTGGCGAGCCAGTCTCCTGCGTCGACTGTCTCTCCACTATCACCGCAATTTTTTCGCCCTGCATAAATTCTCATCGTTATGCATAAGCCGGTACACGAAAAAACCCCGCCCAACTGGGCGAGGTTCTTCCGCGCTCGGACAGTGGCGAACTATTTCAATCGGTCATGAATCACCACCACCAACAGCCCCAACGCAATGAACACGAAAGGCCACACGCCGAAACTCGCGACCCATTCCGAGGTGGTCACAGTGTCGCCGGTGAGCATCATGAGAGCCGACACCCGCCCGACCTCGAGCAGTCGCCGGAGCGGTACAGACGGAACCCGCACCGACAGAACAACCGACGAGGCCGGAGCGCCTCACGCATTGCCCACACCAGCACGACGAGAGGCACCAGAGCCAGAGCATTGACCACCTGCACAGTGTCGCCCCTCATGACTTCGCGCCGATCGTCACCGGAACATCTGCGAACAAGTCACGCGACCCGCCACGACGCAGAAACACGACCGACGACCCGAGCCCCGACGGGAGACACAAACGGCACGAATCGCACGCACCACGCACCACCCCGCCGAACTCAAGCGAGCCTCGACGACCGTCAGCCCCGACAACGTGAGCCGGTCCGCGTCCGTCGTTAGCCCACTTGCCCGAAGCCGGACAGAGTCGAGCCGGTAACACTTCACCGCCTGACATCTCACGAATGACTCCGACAACTGCGAGAATCGCTCGCGCCTCATTCTGGTCATCTGCGAGCACTGCAACCGGAACGCCCCAACGATGCGCGACACGTGTCGCCCTGGTGACGTTGTGCCGATCTACAGACACGTAAACCCGGAGCCCGTCACCACCTCGCACAAGATGCCGAACCGCTCCCAGCGTGCGCGTGTATAACCAGCCTTCGACGTTTGGCCGTGCCCGATGAGCCGAGGCGATTGCCCGAGCGCATTTCTCGCTCCAAACGTCCCCGCTCATATTCCAGCGGAACGTCACAGCCTCGAGCCCGTCGCGCCGTTGGTACTCTGCAACGTGGTCGAGAATGTCAACGAACACCCGAGACAGCGCACGAGTTCCCCCGCACTCTTCGACATGGCGAAGTGTCGCAAGGTTGTCAGCCGCGATCCTCTCGAATGCCGAGTATCTTTCGAGGCTCTTGCCGTAGCATGATCGGCACGACTCAGTGAAGCCCGGACAGGAGCCCCCAACCTCACGCGGTCCCGCAGTAGTTGCGATGGCGTTCGCATAGACAGCCGTCGCCCCTTTCGCAGTCCACACGCCCGCCGGTGATGTCTTCGAGTCGGCAGACAGCCGAACCACCACAGACGCACCACACGAGCATTCAGAGAGCACCTCAGAGGCCGACGAAGGCAACGAGCGACGAACCACCCGACCGACTGCCGCGCTCATTCCTCACCCCATTCAACATCGAACAAGTCACACAGAGGCACGACCCATGTCGTCGCGTCCAAATCGCCACGCACCGACACTTCGACCGTGCCACGATCCTCACCCAGCGCGACAAGCCGAACCGGAAGAGACAGAACCGTGGCAGAAGACCCGAGCACCGCCCAGACCCTCGCCACCAATTCAGGACAGTCCGAAGCAGGTACACGCTCCAAATAGTCGTCCCACAACGTGAAAAACAAAGTTTCGGGAACTTCGATAGACCGTAGCAACGTCATGACGACACCGCCGAACGCCAACCGAACTCTTCGCCCGTCACCTCAAGATACAACGCCTCGAGAGCCGCGAGCGCGTCAACCTTCGAACGACTGCGGATGCCATACGCAACCCGCACCATTTGAAGCACAGACCCTCTCGAATGCTTAAGCCCCGTCCGAACCTCAATACGAAGAGCCCCGATGCACTGCGCCAGATGGAAAACGTTAGGTGTGAATTCCTCACTCATATTCATCATTACCTTTCAACAACGGAGCCGACCCCACGCCGACCCACAACAATATTTTGCACACACCCACCGCACAAAGTCAAGAACAAATTTCGACAAGGCGTGAGATGTGCGCCCGCCCGCCGTGCAGATGCTGTGAACGTGTGCCACTATCACCGTCGGGTTATGCATACATACGGAATGTTTATGCAGTCGACCAGATTTTTTTCGCTCGCTCACTTCGTTCGCTCGCCCCCTGCATCTCTACTGCCTAGGTGTTTCAGCAACCACTCGCTGTGCTCCTTCAGCTGAAACTTTGTAGGGGTATCCCCCTCTAGATGGCTTCCCTTTACAAGCCGGGTACAGGTGCCCAACAGTCTTACTCAGAAGAGGAAGCCGCCCCCAGGCGGCTACTGCAATATCCACCCCCCCATGCCCTACTGCCAGAATCCTCGACCGGGGGTATGCCGAGGCTACCCACCCCCTTATATCTTTATTATCTGTGTGGGGGATGTGTGGTTTTGTTGTATCTGTTTTGGTGATGGGTTGTTGCATGGAGGTTTATGTCCCCCATCAGGGTGCCGCTGTTCCTGATTCCCGCTCGTTGTCGTGGAGCTTCACGTTTAGTGCATTGTTTTTCGCCGTCGCCGGTTCGTGCTTCTCTCGTCTTCCTGCCCGCAGAGAGTTCTTATGGGTTCGTTTGGGGGCATGAGAGATCGACCACGTTTCCGTGGGTTGCGTCCCGCACCGTGCAAGTGGTGTACGACCTGAGCGGCCTGCGTGGGCCGGTGGCTAGATTGTATCACTGCATTCGGGGCATGGGTGTGCGTATGTGCGGCCTTTGTCATCTGTATTTATGATGTGGCGTGTGCCTTCGCATCTGTCGCAGTGATGGGTGGGTTGGTCGTATTGGCGGGCTGGTTCTGTGGCTGGTGTGGGTAGGTCGTTGTCGTAGGAGCCTGCGTTGAGCCAGGAGGCCGGGTAGGGGATGTATTGGTTGTCTCTGGAGAGCGGTGTTTCTGGTGTGGCGAGCTGTTTACGGGTTGCTTCGATGATTTGTTCTGGGTCAACAATTTTGGTGTGCCGGTTCCATGCTTTCATGGCTTGCTGTTTGTTGACCTTCTTCGGGTAGATGGTCCACCATTGTTTGAACGCTTCACCGTCAGGTGAGCGTAATAGTTTGGGTTCTTGGGTTGTATTGGGTTTGGGTGCAGTGGTTGCACCCCTGGGTGTCGTAGATTGCACCCCTGGATGCACAGATTGCACCCCTGGCCGTGTTTCGTACACGATATCCACAGGCGGGAACATGAATCTGTAGGTTGCTGGCTGGTGTTGGTTCGCTGGCCGTGTTTCGACGATGAACAGGTCGTCGCATAGCTGGTCTATCGCTTTTTGTGTTGTGCGTCTGGAGGTCCGTGTTTTCGCTGCAAGGTTGTCGGTTGCCATCCAGAACTGGTTGTTGTTTTGGTCTGACACTGTGTCTGCGATTGCGAGGTGGATGGTGAATGTGGCTCCGTTGTACGGCGAATGCCTGTAGACGTAGCCGACCGCTTCTGCGCTCATGCTTTACCTTTCTTTTGTTCCCACTTTGCACCTTATCACCGTTTTAGTGATATCATCGTGACCGTACAGCTTTTTACCTTTCGTTGTACACACCCAAATGGATATGCGGGTCGAGCGGGCCCTCCCCACCCTCGGGGCCTGCTCCCCGTGTATCATGTGTCTGATGGCAGGAACAGACCAGTCCGGTAGACGTAACGTACCCGCTGAAGACAAAGCCCGATTCTGGCAGGCACGCGCAGCAGGTATCTCCATTAAGGAGTCATGCAAGATTGCTGGTATCCATTACAACACTGGACAGAAATGGGATGCGAAACGACGCAAAATTGAGGCTGACCAGGCAGCTGCCGATCTTGATGTCAAGAAAGCTGGTGCTAACTCTGGTCGGGAACGCCGAGAGCTACGAGCTGTCATCGATGAAGCAGGTGACCTCCCACCAGTCATCCCTTATGAGCGTCTAAACGAACGAGCAAAACGTGGATGGGACGACTTCGACTACTTCCGGCGTGTTTATCTGGGTCGCGTGCCGTCGCCGTGGCAGGTCGATGCCGCATACAAGATCGTGCAACACCTCGAGTCCGAAGAGAAAGAGTTTTTGGTGTTGAACTGTCCTCCGGGCGCAGGAAAATCTACCCTTTTTCACGACGTAGCAGTCTGGTGCATAGTACGAAATCGTGCGATTCGAGTCCTTATCGGCTCGATATCGCAAACACTTGCCAAAATGTACTCTCGACGTATCCGTGAAACTCTCGAGCGGCCAACAGCACTCGTTGTAGACCCAGAACAAGTCAAAAAAGGGTTAGCTGTCGACGCTGAGGGTTGTTTGGCGCAGGATTACGGACGTTTCAAACCTCTTGCTTCTGGTTCGCTGTGGCGCGCAGAAGAATTTGTGGTCGAACAGTACATTCCGGGCGGTCTGGACAACAAAGAACCGACAGTTTCCGCATACGGTATCGATTCAGAGTTCATCGGTCACCGTGCCGACTTGTGCCTGTTTGACGACGTAGCGTCACCCGAGAACGCTAAAGAATCTGTCGCCCGTGACCGTCTGCTGGAACGCTGGGACTCGATGGCAGAAGCACGTTGCGATCCTGGTGGCCTTGTCAACGTGATCGGGCAGCGGCTCGGCCCAGGCGACCTGTACAAACACTGCCTTGACAAAGTGACGTACGACGACATTGAAGAAGATGACGGCGAGGACGCTACCGCAGAAGACGCAATGGTCGACCCAGTCAAAATTCCTAAATACCATCACCTGATCTACAAGGCATATTACGAAGAGCTTGACACCGGTAAACCGTCACGCCGCAAAGATGCACTTGCATGGCCTGAAGGACCGTTGCTTGACCCGATCCGTTTACCGTGGAAAGACCTGTCGTTTGTTCGCTACAACCAGCCACAAAAGTTCCGGGTCGTGTACCAGCAAGAAGACATCGACTTGGATTATCAGCTTGTC